CCCACCCGAAGAGATGCCTGTTCCAGCAACTCATCGAGGGGAAGGGAAAAGTTGGTAGTCCCGGAAGTAGCCATTTACTTGATCTTGTAGTCGCCGCCCTTGGTGGCCGCGCCCATACCACGGCAGCTACCACCCTTGGCATACTTCTTCACTTTGCCGCCAGACTTCATGATGTCGTAATCGAAGCCCTTCATCGCAGCCCCTGCGCCACGGGAAGTCTTGGCACCCTTGTCCATCTTCGTTTTCATATCAACCTCAATCGTAGAAGAGGGTAATGCCGCAACCGGCACCACCCGAGACTTTGACAAAAAGGGCTTGCTGGAAACGAAGACCCGCATCCGGGATATAGATGGTGGTCGAATCGGGGTTGCCAGCCGCTGCCCGGTGGGGCATCTCAAGCTGCATGATGAGGGGGCCGGTAGTGGATACCGCCGCTGACGCATCATACGTGTAGAGGGTGCCCGACGCCGCACTGTGGATGTATAGGCTGCGAAGCCTACACGGATTATCCACAACGACGGCAGACACCGCACTACAGTAGATGGCTTTGATCTGGGTCCAGGACATACATCACCTTAGGCGATGGTGGTGTAGACGGGGATGTAGTAGACGGTGCCAGCCGCATTCTTGATGGGAAGGTAGGCGGGGGCCGACGAGACACCCATACCGTTGATGGATGTGGCAACCACCTGATTGAGGATGAGGCTGCCATCCGTATCAACACCAAAGTCGGCGGCAGAAGTGCCAACCGAGGCAACGACAACCACCGGATACGCTTCGCGAGTGAATCGAGACATTGAGATCTCCAACAGATTGGGGGATAAATTGTATCCCCGATTCTTTTGCCGGGGTGTCCCGCCAACTATACACTTTTGGGAGTAAAAAAGCAAGAGGGCCAGGGATCACTCCCCAGCCCTCCAACTTACTCAGGGTTGGCTATATCAGGTGCTACCCGACGAGCCATACCAACCGCGCCAATCCGACCAGCCGAACGCATAACGCTCGCGGGCCTTATAGCGCAGATTGCCCGTATCGAAGTCCGGTTCCATCTTCGTCTGAAGCGAGACGCGATTGAACATCTTCGATCCGTTGGGTGCATCCGTCTTGATGAACCAAGCGTTGGGATCCGTGAAACGCTGGTTGATGTGGTAGCCACCCGGCAGCATGCCCATATTCTTCAGGGCATTGATGTCGTTGTCGGTGGTGCCAACACGACCCGGCGTCTTCATCAGTCGTTCCGCAACGAACTGAAGCTGCGGCGGGATGTGGAGGCTAACGCCCTTCGTCCCGATGAGGATGCCACGGTCATCTCGGAAGAGGCTGATATTGATGAGGGCATTCTCCAGGGCCGTCTCGCTGAGATCCACCGCGACGGTGTTGCTGAAGTTGCCCGCACCAATCGTCGGGTGCGACGCCGAGAAGAGGGGGACGTTGTCACCCCCAGGGAACAGCGGATTGAATCCGTTGTTGTAGACGTTGGCCGCCTTGACCTGCTTGGTGTTGGCCATGGCCCGCGCAAGCGCCTTGGCTCGCACCCGCGCGAAGGTGTCATAGAGGTTGTCCTCCATGGCCTCTTCCGTGATGCTGAAAGCAAGGGCAACCGTTTCCATCGTGTAACGGCTGGTCCACGCTTCCTGCGCGTTGTCGTATTCGACAGCGGCACCCTCATCCTTCGTCGGCGCAGTGCCGAAGCCCGTGAAGAGGACTTCCTCTTCAAAGGCGCGTTCCGAGTTTTCAATCTCGAAAAGCGGAAGATGCTGGTCGTCAATCGAACCATACTCCACACCGAAGACCGCATTGAGTCCCGGCAGAAGCTGCTTGGCAATATTTGCCCTAGTGATAGCTGCCATTTATTTGTTCTCCTTAGAAGGCAGAAGCCTGGGTGTCGCGATGCTGGACCCAGCGCACTTCGACAATCGGGAAGGCGTCCGAGAAGGAATTGTCCGGCGTGTCGTAGAGGCCAACGAGACGCACCAGCTTGGTAGCCGTGGTGCGGGTCGAAGCCTTGAGGACAGCCTGCGACTTGCCGTAGGACGTATTCACCGACGCGATAGCCGACAACTCGAAGTTGAGTCCGAGGTCACCCGCAGTCACCGAGGCATCAGCCTGGATGATGAAGGTAGCCGCCGGGTCATCCACGACATAGGCGTAGATGTTGCTGTCAGCAGACGAAGTACCCGCCGGGAGGTAATTACTCCAGGTGGGACGCTTCGTGACGGGGTCCACCCACTTGAAACCCTTGGCTACGCCAATGGCGTAGTCGGTGGCAGCGGTACACGCCTGGATCTGGCCACCCGGAATCATCTTCACCGGATCGCCGTCACCAATGTCCGAAGGGCCAGCCGAAGCCCCAACGCGATACGTGGTGAGGGCACCCGTGTTGGGCGCACCACCCCTGATTCGAACCGGCTGAAGGCCAAAAGGCCGCTTGGTAGAAGCCATTTCGTTACTCCTTACACAAGTGGCCTTTGGTTGTTAGTCCAGAGTAGGGGTGCGGCCACCTGAATACACCTTGCTACTACTACCTCGATTACTCACTGGCATGGCCCTATTCAGATTTCGATTTTCGGCTAGCTGCCTGTTGATCGCATCTGTAAGGGCCTGCGTCCTCTCTTCCATCTGCCGCGTCCGGGACTTCGAGATGTCCAGGGGCAGCTTGGCGAGGGCAAGATCTCCGATGGTGATGATGTTGCCGTGCTTACCATACTCCAGGCTGGGGGCACCCAACCATTCCGGCGCTTCATCAACCTTCACGAATTCATAGCCTTCGCGAAGTCGGGTCATGACATTGACGGGATCCGGCTTGCCCTCCGACATAACACGGATCCATCGAGTGCCGAAACCCTCACTCTTCAGTCGGCGTACCAGGGATTCCGGCACCTCCAACTCGTTGGGTTCCTTCCACTCACGACTGCGAGAATCTTCTTCCCGGCTGCGATGTGTCGTCATTGTCACTTCCTTCCACGCTTGATGTCGATTGTCACGTATCCATCGCCGGCATTCTGAATTGCTTCAGCATACCGGGCGGTATCTTCCAGGGAGGCACCAAGGCGTTGGGACGCCCTAACAGTGCCTTCATCCAAGCGGACACGCCTACTGGGATTGCGCGATTGCCCAGCGACAACCGGCTTGCGGGGTTCCGGTTCCCGACCCGAAAGCTTGTTAGCCATTCGGGGCATCTCAGCAAGAAGGCGCTTTTCAACCTCCTCGTAGAAATCTTGAGAGGCGGGATCAAATCCCTCCTGCATCAAGTCATCGGAAATGGCCACAGCCAAGGCGGTAGCTGCCCGATCCGCATTCTCACCCCTACCAAACCAGGGATTGTTGTCCATCCACTGCTTGGTAACCGGGGCAATCTGCTGCTGCTTGGTGGTCTGGGGCTGCGGCTTTTGGGGCGCGGGCGTAGTTTCCGCATTCCTCTGCCACGCTTCCAAGGCCTTCAAGTCAACCTGGGTTGCCATCATTTCCGACTGGGCGGCAAACATTGCCTCCTTGTCGGCAGCATCATAAGCGGCATCCCACTTGGCTTTCGAGGCTTTCAGCTTCTCCTGGAGGGAGTCGCGGAAAACCTGATTCGCAGTGGATTCGGTACCCTTGACCTTCTCCGCAGCAGCAGCAGCATACTTCTTTGCTGCTTCCGCTTCCTGCTTCCACTTGGAGACTTCAGCCTCCAAGGTGTGGGCCTTACTTACTAGCTGCTTGATCCGCTTCTGGGCACGGGGTCCCATCTGCGAAACTTCGTCTTCCTGAGGTGTTTCCACCTTCGGGGTCTCCGCAGAATTAACTTCTACGTCAACCCACTGCTTATCTTCGTTTTCCACAGTTGCGATCCTGCGTTACGCAATTCCAAGATACAGTGAAATGAGTGGGCTTGTCAAGTCCTACTCATTGATGCGGGCGGGATCCTGGATAACCGCCAGCACTTCGTCATCATTCAAAAGAAGATACTTCACACCACCGTAGGAAAACTTGGCCCCACTGTAGCGCGGATACAAGATGAAGTCTCCCACCTTGCACCACGGGATTTCTCCCATATCATTCCGACTGTAGGCCATAGGCCCAACAGACTTCACCTGACCCACACTACGGATCAGATCCATCGTCTCGATGGTGGAATCCGGAATGATGATACCCCCCTTAGTCTTGGGGGCGTTGGGAATCGGCCGCACCAGAATGCGCCAACCTCGGACAATCGGAAGATCTTCCGGATCGGGGGTACTGGGATCCGTCCACCAACCAGTGTTACCGCTACTCTTCGCTGTCGGAATCTGCATCAACGATCTCCTTTAGGAGGGCCAATGCATCCAACATACCAACAGAGTAGCCGACATGCCACATATATTTGTCATAGGATTCGGCAGACCCCTGGAGAAGCTGAGTCCCCAAAGAGATCTGCCGATCCCGAATGGCTTTCTCGAAGTGCTTCAGTAGCACTTGCCACCCTTAGCCATCTTCTTGACCTTGCCGCCCTTCATATAGGTACCGGCATCGTCACCACGCAGGGTGGCCCGCTTGGCCCGAGCCGAAAACTTGTCGGCGGAAAGCTTGGTGGGATCACCCATCTTGCCACCCTTCATCATCTTCTTCATTGTAGTGTCTCCTATCAGTAGAATCGGGCGGGCTTCACACCCCGCTTCGCAGCACCGGCACCCCGCACAGCACCACCCTTCGCATAAGCCTGGGGAGGCTTATCGAAAACCTTGGGGGTCTTCACAGCGCGATCCGGATTGCGGGCATCGCTGCGAGGACGAAGGGGCTTCTGGCTTTCACGCTTCTTCGCGTCTTCAGCCCGCCTCTTCGCGCCAGCCTCAGCTTCCTTGTCGATATCCTCAATGACCTTGGAGGCATCGACGCTGCCGCCTTCCTGGTAGGCGGGACCCTTGGCCCGCATCGCAGACTTCAGAAAACCACTACGCTTGTCAGCCATATTATACTCCTTGGCAACCTTTTGTGGAACCTTGACCTTCTTCGCGAAGACAGGATCGTGACTTGCCCCAGCCATCATGCGGGCCTGGGAAAAAGACTTACTGGGCACCCGTTTTCCTCCCGATTGCTGTAACAGCAGCGGTGGCAGCCTTCCTCACGGAATCAGCTTCCTTCTGCTTCACCTTCAAACCCTCAACGTAGCCCTTCTGATTCTGGGCCTGTTCCCGCAAATTCAACTCGCGGTTGCGAATCGCAAGTTGCGCGGCATTATTCAGCATCTTGTCTTCGTGTTCCTTGCTGCGCATCTGCAATTCCGCCATGCCCAACTGGACAGTGGGATCCTGCGGCTGCTGCGAAGCCATCATCTGCTGAAGATTATTCTGGGCAACCTGGGTGACGGCAGCAGCCTGGGCTTGATCGTTGTTGGCCCCCATCGCCATCGCCACTTCCGCATACTGCATGACGATGTGTTCCCGGACATTGGCCTGGATAAGGGGGGCAATCGCCGCAAACATGGGAGACGCACCACCCATGGGATCCTGGAGGAATGCCGACTTGGTGGCAATGTGGGCTTGGTGATCCTGGCCGGGGAATGCCTTGATGGGCTTACCCTCAGACGCCATCATGATATCCTCAAGAGGACTCAAGGGCTGCGGCTGGATGGGAGGCGGCAAGATTTTATCCATGTTGTCCACTTCCATCGCGGAGTAGACACGCCGATACACTTCCCGCATATCATGCATTTGGGGATTCTGCGACGCCATCTGGAGGATGGTGGTGGCCCGCGTCAACCTATGCGCATTGGATGGGGTGTTGGGATCCGAGGAGGGAATGATATCGACCTCAGCCGTGATATCCACCCGGAAGATTTCAGCGGGGGCACCCTGCACCGCGTAGGGATAGCGTGCCAAGTAGTCCTTGTCCAGCCTCCGCAGGATCTTGAATTCCTGCTTTTGGGCCGCGTGGATGCGCTTGTGGGTAGCCGAGAAGAATTTGGTGGATGCCTCCAGCAGGGCCAACGTGGTACCCACAGGCCCATAGTTGGTGCTGTCAGAAATCACCTGTTCCGTAGTGTCGGCAAACTTCTGGCCACTCGCCACGACCATTTGGTGGAGGGCGAGGAGAGTCTGCGACGGTTCCTTATACGGTAGGGGATAAATTGCCTTGGAGATATCCTGGATGGTGGCATCAACATCGCGCCACTCCCCAGCCCCAATGGGATCATTCCCACCCACAACCCGCATCGACTTCAGCTTGAAGCCACCCTGCAAGTTGGCAAACATACCGGCATCT